TCAGGTGTCCAGCAAAATGCAATTACTATCCGCTCGAATTGATCGGGATCTGTTTTCAGATAAACAACATCACCGATATTATATTTGTTTTCAAGTATTATCATTTCTTTTTAGCCTTTCTTTTTATAATTGGTTGCCAGCTGTTGCCAGAAATCTTTTTTAATTCCTGCGAATATTTCTTTTGTATTTAGTTTGTCATCTGCCATTTAATAGCACCAATCTGTTTTAAATAATAATTTCATAGCGTTATTAAATTCGTTTTTGCTTGAATCTAAATATATTTCTTTTTTACTTTCTTCTAATAAGTCTTTCATTTCTACTTTGTAATTTTCAATTCTTTGGAAAGAGTCCAAAACCATTGATCCCAAATCGTATAAATAACCGTTTATGCAGAAGCAAACGTTGGAATTATCAATCCGATAAAAAGAAATAAGCTTTTTATCTTTGAAGCAAGTTTTAACAGTCTTCTTATATATCATAGTTTTAAGCCTTTTAATATCATTTCAATAACCTCTAATGCTCGTTTATCTTTAAGTGTTCCGTTCTGGTATTGGACGAATGCCTCTGCAAGAAATTCTTTTGCGTTCTTACCTGCATACTTAGATATTTTTAACGCCCTTTCTAATCCTAACTCTGTTAATTCATCATTAAAATAAACCTGATTTCTTGTTGCTGTCTTGAATATTTCCGGATTGTCTAATGCTATTTTTGTTATATCACGTCCCCCCATCTTTTCATAAACTAAACTATTTTTATAAAGTACGTCATCTTTGCTGTATATATTCTGGAGGTAATGTCCCATTTCGTGAGTGACTAAATCAGCTTCATTTTTTGCTATAGTATTAGAAAACTTTAGGTCATCTTTCCAAGTAGGGCTTATACGCATAATATTACCATCGATTTCTGCACCAATGTCTTCCCCTGCCCTCGTTAACTTAATAGCATCTAATTTATATTTTCCCTTTAATATACTTGATAATCTTCCATTAACATTATTAGCCTCATCAACTGTGAACATAGAATAATCAACCTTACTCGCTATGTTTTTCTCAGCCCATTGTTCCGCCTCTTGTATCGTCTTAGCAGGCACAAATTCGCCTGTTTTTGGTTCTGTTTTCTTTTCATCTAATATAGGCTCAAAGTGATGGATGCAATTGTAGTTAGGTATCCTGCCATTCCAGTCAACTTTGCCCTCCGGCGTTTCAATACCTTCTTGTATTTCTTTTAGCGTGTAGCCTTCCGGTTTTTGATTCTGCATTAACCACATACATATTTTTGATGACGTTGGCAATATACCGCCCACATACTTATATCTAATTGTCGGGTCATCTTCAAATAGACTTAATGTTGTTTGCCTTCTTATATCACTTTCGCTTGTATTAAGGAGCGTTCCAATTTGTGATCCTGTGAACGGTGTCTTTGTAAAGTATTCTTTTGCATCATTCCACTTTGTGCGACCTGTGACATATTCAAACATCTTTGTCTTAAATTCATCTTTGCGGGTTATTACAAAATCCTTTAGCAATTCTGTCTTTAACTCAGTTAATGAATTAACATAAATATTGACTTTGTTTGTCTGGACTTTCTCAATATCATCTTTGTATTCCTGGATAACTTTACCCGCTCCAAAGATAAGTCTGTCTTGATATCTTCTTACTATTTCGGCTGTGTTAATGTCACTTAATAACTCATCCAATAGTTTCGGATCAGTTAAGATTGCATTTCTTTGTTGCTCAGTTAATCCGTCAAGCAGTTTCTCAATTCGTCTTTTTACTTTGCTGTCAAGTGATGCTAACAGCTTTTCTATTTCATTCATTTACGTCCGGCTCGTTTTCGTTTATCACATTACCAAACAAATCATTTAATTGAGGCTTGGCTTTTGTGTTATCTTCTAAGTTGAGTTGCTCCCTTCTTTTCCTTTTACTTTCAAGTATCTTTATTGCTTCGGCTTCGTTGCAATTGTTATCTTCCATTATGAAGTCAATCTCATCTTTCATTCCGTACATCTTTTCCTTTTCACGTCTTAGCCATTTATCCTGTTCATTCTCAAAGCTGTTTATTTCCTGATATTGTATTGTCAGGTTTTCAATCTTCACGCCTTTAAGATTATAGCCTTTTAGTTTGCCTGAATTATAGTTTGCAACTATCAGTATTTTTCCAAGAGCATCATAGATAAACTTTAGCAGATTAGCTTTGTCGCTTTCTCTTGTCTCTACAAGTTCAATTTCATCAATGTTTTTTGCATAACCACTAAGCACTTTTATATCTGCGCTCGCACTTGAGGCGGGTAATTTTTGGTTAACCATAAACTGTTCACGCCTTGCACTTTCATTCTCTCTAATCTGCCCCCAATCAGTATTAGTGCTGATATACTCTAAGTCCATTGTTACATCTGGATTTGTGTTTTTCTGATTAAGAATATATCCTGGCGACAAACTATCTTCATTCGCTAAATCTAAATTCTTTGCAAGCCCTACCGGGAACTTATAAAAGAACTCGCCTCTTTCGTTATCACTAACTTTCAATGTATGCAACATCTGGAAAGTATAAAGTGCAATATTCGGCTCTCCCCAAAAATCCCATCCAATCGAATCCCTAAGCACGCTTGCCGGAATGACATTGTAAGGGTTAATATTTTTAGGATTATTTTCTATCGGGATATTTTCTCCGTTCGGTCTAAATGTTTTATGTTCTGTCTCGCTCCAGAATGTATAATAGATTTGTTGATTCTCGTCTAATCTCGGAATAATTAACTCCCGCATTTTTAGATAGTCTTTTTTTGTATTGACTGCACAAGTATCACCCTGCAATAAGTCAAGTCTTATTGTGTTATCTTCATAATCGAAAACAGGTATCTGTAAAACAGTATTAAAATACTTGCTTCGCTTGTATGCTTCTTTGATACTCTCCCAGAATCCTATCGAGTAGAGAAAATCATCTAAACTTTTGTTTTGTTTATCATTCTCAAATATTACAGGATTATTAGCCAATACTCCGGCTGTTTTTCTGCTTATTATTTTATCAATTACATCATCGTGGAAAAAGTATAATCTGTCGAGTGTCTTTTGTGAGAATGGTTTCTTGAGAAACTCTTCTTTTATTACCCGCTCCATTTCTGTTTTTATCCTGAAATAGAATGCACTCATATTGGCATAAAACATTTGTCTATCTTTTTCATTGTCTCTTTTGAATAGATAAAATGCTGTGTTAAGTAAATCAAGCCCGATTGTCTCAGGTATCATATCTGTAAACCTCCTCTGCTTTGCGTTAATCCGTAAAGCGGATATTTCTTAAATATTTTATAAGACAAAGCATCACTGGCGTGTGTTAATAGCCCTGCCTTGCCTTTGTTTAATAGCATTTCCCAAGTTACTCGCATTAAGTCAAGTTTAAGTCTTGTTAAATTGTTGCTCACATATAAAAACCTGCCTTGCTTATTGTGGAGCCGTCCATTGACAGAATCCGTCCTATCTTTTATGTTTCTAATATTCTGATAAAAGATTGATGCTTTCGGGAAATGATTTTGTATTATTCCCCAGCTGCTTAATGATGTTGCAGGGTCTCTTTTACTCCCCGATATATCACCGTAGAAGATCCATTGATCTGGTTTGTGTTCTGGATATTTACTCTTTAGCATTTGACACATCAAATCAGTATTAGCATGGTCGAGTAATTCAACATAATCAAATTCAAAATCACGCCCTCGCATTTCCTGACCGATAGGCCAGTACATTAAGGCTACGTTAAAATCGCAACTAACTTCTAAAGGTAAGTTAGGATTATATTTCCATTCTGCAATATTAGCTTCGTTATCAAACGCATAGTAAACCTGCCCGCTTGTTAAATTTAAGAAGTGCCCTTTATTTCTTACTTCCCTTTCTTTATCTGCATAGCCTGAAAATATACGCTCTCTTGCTTCGTTGCTCACATACGGATTATAATCAGTATTGAAGAAATAATATTCTATTTCACTATCTCTATTCGGGTTGACTATTACCTCATCATAGGTATAAGTAATTCCATTTAGTGGCGTCATAGTTCTAATCAGCTGTCCGTTATAATCGATAAGTCTTGCCTTGCATTCATTTACAATGTCCTGCGGTGGCTCTTCATCTAAGTGGATTAAATGCTTGCTCGCCCCCTGAAATGATTCCCATCCTTGCTCGTATGACTTAAATCTTATCTTGCTGCCATTTCTAAAGATGATAATTTTATGTAAGAATCCCCTTTGCTCTGTGAAGTTTGCAAACTTAACCTCATTCTTTGGTAACAAGTTGTAATATTCTTTTTGTTGCACCGGGATTGACATATCCGCCCAAGTTGCCGCCCAGCAATCTGTGTTAGCATTCTCTCTACAATGCTTAATAACTTTGACGGCTCCCGATTTTGTCTTCCCAGATCGATTGCCCCCGAAGGCGTTTAGATTTCTTTTTTTACTTTCAATGAATGCTTTTTGGTTGAGTTCCTTTTCATCTATCGGCGTGAAATACTTTAGCGGGTCAATTAACCGTCTTATCTTTTTTGTGTAAATAGCTTTAGCGAGTTTTATTTTATCTTCTCTGTTCATTTACTATGCTGTAATATGTAATTGTCAAGTTGATCGTCTGTCATATTATCAAACTCAGGTAATAATGATTCATTGTCAATCGGTTTCTCTTCTCTTTGTTTATCCTGCCAGCCTTGCCGGTTTCTTAACCAATAAATGATGCTCAGTGTATCCGGCGGAACGTATTTCCTTTTTTTTCTCACTGTCTTAATCTTTATTGTCTCTTTTTTTGTTACCGGATCAATCGAAGGTTGCCCTTCTTGTTCTATTTCTTCATACTCATAACCGATAGCTTTTTTGTAGAGACTTGCCACTACTTCTAAATCAGCTTTGCCCTTTTCGTTTTTTAAGGTCTCCCAAAACTGTTTGTTTTCATCTTTATACCGATTGAGTGAACTCTCTCCAATTTCAAGTATATCCGCAACCTGTTTATCAGTTAGTCCAAACCTGTAATATTTCTTAATGTTCTCAATGTTTGATTCGATCTTTGCATTAACTTCATTCGGTCGCCCGCCCTTGTTTTTTGCCTTTGTCTTTGTCTCTCCAGACTTTGACATATAATTGCCTCCGCAATCTTATTAGTGATAATGTTCTTGTTTTCTTAGTTGCGAAAAAAACTAAATTGAGGGTTTAATGCAAGTTTTTTTATTTTAGGCAGGGTTTATATTCATAACTGTAAGTATATTTTTTATCACCTGTGATTGTTTTATCGAGACTTTTCATTCCAGTTCTTCCAGTTCTTCCAGTTCTTGTTATTAACCAATTCGGGTCTTTACTTCTTTGCTTTAACAAACTTTGAGTTGAACTTGTAATAGTAAATTTATAACCTTGTTTTACAAAATAATCTGCTATCTTGGATGAAAATAAATGTCCTATTCCTAATCCTTGATAGTCTGGCAAAACAACTAATCTATGACCTCTTTTTATTTTTTTATTATTTGGGTGTGGGAAATGTAAGATTGCGAAAAACACAACCGGCTCGTTTTCTATATATCCAACAAATTGACGTGAAGCATTATTGAGACTTGTACTTAGATAGTGATACTTTCTAAATATTTCCCATTGTCCCTTTTGTTCAATGATGTCGATTTTAATTTCTGGTCGCCGAAGTCTCCCCCGTGTTATTTCAAATTTCATATTATCAGTGCAAAAAGTCCAATCAGGCTCTAACCATTCTATAATATCTTTATGACAACCAACAGCAATAAATTTTTTACTCATTTTTCTTATTGCTTTTTGTATTGCATAACTTCCGGCTTTGGCAACTTCACGATTAACAACGCTTGTAAATTCATCAAAGACAATAAGATCCCTTTTCTCTAATATCGCTCTGGCTAAATCAACTCGCATTTTTTCACCAGTCGACAATACTTCATAGGGTTTTAACCAACTCCAAACAGTCGCAAAACCGACACTATTAAATATTTTTGTTATTTGTTTTGTATCACGCTCTTTTGGCATTTCATCTATTATAGATTTTTTACCATACTTAAATGAGTTTATATATTCTTTTGGGAATAGTTCTTTTGCTATTGTACTTTTACCAGTACCACTTGATCCATAAATAATCCCAACATTCCAATCCAAATCTTCAATATCTATCGAGCCGATAAATTGCTCTTTTACTTTTTTAATATCTAAATCAAATTGCCCTTTTATTGAAGCAACTCTAAATGATTCTTTGAAGTCGCTTTGTTTTACAATGTCAAAACTCGGCATTCATATCCTTCTTTTTTCAGTGTGTTATATATTTTTTCCTGCTCTTTTTCATTTACGCAACTTATTACAATTTCAAAGACAGATGTTAATTTATCGGATAAGTCTTTTTGATTATCATCTTCAATCTGCAAATCTTTTTTGGTAAATCCCCAATCAAGTAAATCATCAACTTCAAACTCATTTGCAAGGATGTCAAAATTCCAGTTGCCCGCAATGTTTTTATTAAGTCTGATATTTAGTTCGTCAATCTCTTTTGCGGTTAGTTTTCTGTTTGGCAAATAGCAATCACATTCTTTTACGTTTAGCTGTTTTAATGTTTGCCAGCGAGCATGTCCGCCTATGATAATATTTTCGGTGCTTATCACTATCGGCTCTGCAAGTCCAAACTTTGAGATGCTTCTATTAAGTTCGCTTAACCCTTGCTCAGTTATATCTCTTGGGTTTTTATGGTAAGGCTTTAACTCTGAAACTTTACGCTTAACGGATTTCCATTCTATCGGTTTGCTCATATAAATAAAATAATTATTGCGGATAAAAATAATACTAAGTAAAATAAATCTAATAATCTAAGTCTTTGCTGGCGTGTCATCTTTAGTGTCTCCGGTTCTTTGCATAAAGGATATTCCTGACAGTATCCTCACCTAAGTAATATCGATTGCCGTTTCTATCGGTATGCTGTTGCTCAATGATGATTTGTCTGGCTTCGTTACTTGTTTTACCCTCCTGCTTTAGCTTGCCGTAAAGTGTTCTTATCTTAATATCTCTTAGTACGTTGAGACCGATTATCTTTTCATCTGTAAGCACTTCAAGAAATAGAAATATTAAATCATCTTTTGGCAGGTCTTTCGGCGGGATCAGCTTTATGCCTTTTTTGTTCAGGTTCTTTATTATGTTTTCGCATTCCATAAAAGAAGTGTTCCTGTTTTTGTTTGCAAACTTAGTTTTTATTATTTATTTAGTCAACTCTCTCAGTTTCAATATCAATATTAAACTCTTTTATCTCTATTATCCCTTTGTCATCTAATTTCCATTGTCTTTTACCCAAATCAGCTATAATTGATTCAATCTCTTCTTTGGTCTGTGCTTCAATTGGCATATACAACCATCTAAAATATTCCCCGCTGTATTTTTTTAACGTGGCAATACAATAATGTTTTCTAACTGTCATCTTTAATCCTTAATAATATCGGGAGCGAAGGCTTTAATACTTTTAATCGACGCTCCCTTGTTTAGTGACATCTGCTAACCTTTAGCAGAATCCGTGTTATAAACTATTTCTCTAATCCAATGTTTTTTAATTTTACCAGCGTAAACATACCAATTATTAAAGTCGCCTTCTTTATCATTCAAGTAAGCTGCAACTTTATCATATCCCTTTATTTTAGCTAAATCAGTCCACTTGATAAGATTTTTATTTAATTCACTATTCGGCACTTTGATTGTTAGTCTTACTTCGTTTCTGTCATATTTAAGCAACTCTTTTTTAGAACACCATGTTTGCGCAAAGTCTTTGTTAATTGTAAGCCATTGCAGCGGTGTTAAAAAACTTACTTTATCTTGCTCTATTATTGGCAACCCGCCCTTAGTTAATCCTTCTTTTAATATGCTATCTAATAAATGCTTTGCCGTGAAATGATAGAGTTTCATTGTAAATGTTCCTTGAGATATTTATTTGCTTCATTGAATGTTGCTTTTATCTTCTCAACTTTTATTATAGCATCTTCAACATCATACACAACCAAGATAAGCCCGCCCTTCCAATTAACTGCAAACTCTGATTGTGTTTTGCTCAATCCTTTTTTACCATACCAATTATCTTTTGTCTTACATTCAATTAGTATATTCAGATTGTCAACTCCGATTAGTAAATCTGGGAGCCCTTTCCCGGAATCGCTCAGCACATAAACACTGCAACCGATCTTTCTTAGTGCTTCAACTATTGATTTTTGATTCTTGTCGGTTCGTTTGTGAAATTTCATCTTTATTCAAAATCTATGTTTGAAAATAAATTTGTTTGCTCTTTTTCTGCTTCAATAGACTTTAGATTATCAACAGCTATTTTATAATAGCTTTCTTTTAATTCAATTAAGTGTGCTTTCCGTCCAAACTTAACGGCTTGATATGCCTCGCTTCCAATACCACCGAATGGAGTTAATATTGTTTCACCCGGGTTAGAATAAAGTTTTATACATCTTTCAATAGTCCCCAGCTGTAATGGGCATATATGTTTTTCATCATTTGTGTCTCTTGCCGTTGTATATTGCAAAGTATCACTTTCGGAGATACCTGTCCAAATACCACCTGCCCAATCAATCCATTTTTCGTTATCAATTTCTCCATTGGCTACCGGATTAACTGTGACTTTTGATTGACCCGGTTTTTTGAATATTAAGATATGATCTAATAATGCCGGTCTCGAATCACTTGCATCCCTTCTAAGTTGTACAAATAACAATGCCTTGCTATGCGTTCTTATAGCTTGTGCTTGCGGATTTTTTGTTACTATTGCACGACCGTGAAATATCCATCCCTCTTTTTCATGTGCTTTTATTACAGCACCTGGAAAATCTTTAACACCAATATATCCGTCTTTCATCTGCATAGCTGCAATGTCCGAAGTATGAACACAACTTAATCTGCCTTGCTTTGTTACCCTAAATAATTCCTTGATAATAAAAGAGTAATGCTCGAAAAACTCATCCCAATCTCTACTATTTCCTAAATCTCTATTTGAAGCTGAATAAGTATAAAGATCAGCAAATGGCGGGCTATAAACAGTTAAGTCAATGCTCTCCTTCTCAACATTTTTTAATAACTCGCAAGAATCACCTCGCCTTGCAACAAATAAATTTCCTTTGGTCTCATATTCGTTATACTCAGCATCAATCTTAATTGATTCTTTTCCAAGTTGCTCAAGTTCAAACCCTTTAACTTGGTTTATTAAACCATTCATCATTCGCTCTGACATTTCGCCCTTCCTTTTTATGTTTTCATAAATTGATAATTCTAATTCTGAAATAACTACATAAACATTTACTCGTTTCTTTTGCCCGAATCTATAACATCTTCTTATCGATTGATAGAATGATTCCCAGCTGTCATTTAACCCATAAAAAATAATGTTATGACAGTTTTGAAAGTTCATTCCAAACCCGCCTATTTTTGGTTTTGTTATAAGCACTCTAATTTTTTTATCTTGAAAATCTTCAAATGTTTGTGCTTTATATTCCGGGCTATCATTGCCTTTGACCTCATAACAATCAGTTAATTCTTTTTTTGCAAGCGTGCTTTCTTTATCAAGACCACACCAAACTATCCATTGTTCTTTTGAATGGTTAACGAGTCTCTTGATTTCATCAAGTTTAGCAAATGATGTTTGGTCTCTAACATCTGCCCGCTGTTTTAGTCCCTTTAACCCTGTGAAAAACAATTCATCCGTTGGCTGGTATTCGGCATTGACTATAATCGGCTCTACTTTTAACTCTGGCAAAATGAATCCATTATCTTCATAATTCAAATCAGAGGGTTTCCTGATTGCCATAGCCCAACTTGATAACCACCTGAAATAATCATTTTGAGCATGATATCTCATTCTCCATTCTGTTCCATGCTTGTTAGAATGTTTTTTTCTTATTACTGTACCGTTATCTGTAATTATTTCGCTTGTCTTGTTTGCGTTAATGAAGTAAGTAGATAGCATTTCAGCGGTTGAGCATACATTAAGAAACTCAGCATGATTACCTAACTCTGTATAGTCGTTTGGTGCGGGCGTTGCCGTGCAACATAATTTATATTTAACATTCTTAAAATACTTTATTAGCTTTTTTCTTGTTTCGCCGTCAATCGATTTTAATATCGATGATTCATCTAATATGATTGCATCAATGTTCGCATCATTAAAGTTATTTATATTTTCATAGTTGGTTATATTGATGCCGTCTTTTATATCTTCAGACTTCTTTATATAAATTACTTTGCAGCCTATCTTTTTGCTTTCCCTAATTGTTTGTCTTGCAACTGATAATGGAGCAAATATTAAAACTCTTTCCCCTATCAGACGTGCCCATTCAATTTGGATAAATGTTTTGCCTAATCCAGTATCTGCAAAGACAGCACATCTGCCCATCTTAACAGCCCATTTTACAATATCTTTCTGGAATGGGAATAATATATTGTTTATATCCTTGTCGGATATGTCAATACCAACCGCATCAACCCTGCTTTGTTTCGTTTCCAAAAACTTATTATAATCCATATTCACCTGCTTAAATAAAAATGGCTCGCATCCAATAGTTAGCGATGACACTTTTGGGAAGTAGTCCTATCAGATTTGAGCCGTTAATATTTCTTTGATTATTTTGTGCCATCGCTAAATCAAATATATATACTTTTTTGACAATTAAAAACAAGTAAATCTAATCTTTTTTATTGTATTGGAATAACTCAGCCTCAGTTGTCATTTCTTTAATTTCGGCTTGATCGTAAGTTTCTCTATTTATCATATTACCGATAACAACCACAGCAATCAAAAATAATAATCCGATTGTCGCAAGCGTGTAAACTACTATGTCAAATATCGTTTGCATTATTGCCCTTTCAATAGTTCTATTGTTTTTTCTAAATGTTCAATATAATTAAAAACACCTTCGAGCGAATCAATAAGCATCATATCAAACTCTTGCTCGGTCGCTTTTCTTTTATAAGTTATATCTGTGTGCAACTGTGAATCTATCTCAGCAAGCAGATAATCATTTAGCTTTCGCCCGCCTAAGACGGAACCTAATATATGATGCAAGTCTGTGTTTTTGTTTTTCTTTTGCGAATGTCTCCACTTTACAAATATTTTGTTGTATCTGGGAGTTAAGTTATGTCTGAGAAATTTAATATTCATAATTATCTAAGCCTTTCTTTAAGTTCTGTTAGTGCTTCGTTATATCCAAGATATTCAAATAAATTTGGACTTTTAGCCATCATATTATCAATTAAAGAAACAAGATAAGATTTGTTGATATATTCAATATCAGAATTATAAATTTTTTCCCAGCACCAAGTAATTGAGTTTGTTTCAAAATCTTCTTTCTTAAATTCTGTTATATCCGCTTCTTCACCAATTTGCAAATAAATTATTTTTGGTTCTTTTGTTATCATTTATTCTCCATTTCTTTTGTTGTCTGTTCAATTATTGTCATTGCATCAATGATAAGCTGCTTTTCATAGTAAGGTGAATTATAAGCGCCTTCTTTTACAGTCCAGTCTTTTATCTCAGTATAATGTGCCGTCCAGTAATATGCTCCCGATTGCATTTCATTATCAAGCTCTTTTGTCGGTCTAATAAAAATATAAAAGTCGCAGGGTTTTTTTTCGTGACTTTGTTTGTTTATCCGTGCAAAGTTTCCGGTAACTGCTTTAACTTCATAATGAGTATATCCGTCATCTTCTTTTTGTATGCTAATATCATTCTGGAATTGTGGTCTTTTACTTAGCAAAACTGAATAAGTGAATTTTTTATTTTGATTTGTAAGATGATAGAGCGCAATCATCTCAGCTAAAACTCCAATAGTATCTATTCTTATCTCGTTATCTTTATTGTCTCTTTGATAATCATTGTTAGCTTTGCGGTTTTTTTTGTTTTCATTCCACCTGGCAAGCCCGATCACTTCCGCAACTTCATTGAAAAACTTAGGGTAGTATATTATTCCTTTGTAGTTCAAAATAGATCCTTATCATATTTGATCGGTTCTAAATCTCGGCTAACTTTTAGCATATCGCCTGGAATTTCCGGTACAGGTTCTTTCGGTGATTTGAGTTCAATCATTTGCAATAAATCAATTCCGCAGGTTTCACAAAACTCATTCTTAGTGCTGTTTACTGTTCCGCAGTTGCAACAAAGAATATTATTGAGTTGTTCCTCTAAACATTTGCAGAAATAATCTTCTTGTCTGTCTTTCCAGTCATCATAGTTTTGCATTTGTTTAACTCTCCTTAAAATAGTTTGTTAAAATAACCCCTATCCTTTTCACTATCTTTGTCATAGAATAGAATTTTGTAAATCTTCCATCAACATACAATCCAACTTTTCTAAAAATCCCTCCGGTAATTCTTAAACTTATTTTATTTCTGTTATCACTAAATCTAATTGTAATTGTAACTGATTTCATTTCAATGATTTATGTTGATTCCGGGTTATTATATTCTCGTTATCAAGTAGTTACGCTGACAAACGGTTTTCACTTCTCAAACTTAAATGGTAGTTGATAACCGTGATGTAATCTATCTAAAATGTCTTCCCAACAATATGGCATCC